AACACTTATTTGATAAGATGAATATTTTAATAGACACTAAAGAGTTTGACCGATGAGCAAGAAATCATTTTACCTATTCCATGACAGTTTGGATATACTAAATGACCTTACAGATGAGCAGGCCGGCAAGTTATTTAAAGCAATTTATAACTTTAACATTGGTATTGATACTGAATTAGACCCGGTATTAAAAATGTGTTTTTTGCCATTTAGAAATCAATTTGTAAGGGATTTAGATGCGTATAATAAGAAGTGTGAAAAAAACAAACTCAATGGTATCAATGGTGGCCGGCCATCAAAAACCGAAATAACCGAACCGAACCGAAATAACCCAGTGGGTTTTTTAAAACCGAACCGAACCGAAATAACCCAAACGCCCCACGATACAGATACAGATACAGATACAGATACAGATACAGATACGGATACGGAAAAGGATAATGATAAGAAAATAACTTTTGTACGTTTTTGGAATTTGTATGATAAAAAAGTAAGCAGGGATAAATGCGAAAAGATATGGGCCAAGCTATCAGAAAAAGATATTGAGAAAATATTTGAAACATTACCGGCATTTATTGCAAGCATAAAAGACAAACAGTTTCAGCCACACCCGGCCACATACTTAAACCAAAAGAGGTGGAATGATGAAATAGCTGGCCCGGCACCGGTAAAAAATGAAATTGATAAAATGCACAACCGGGACTTATACTATTCTCATGTTGAATACGTAAACATTTGCCGTGCCAAGAAAGTAGAACCTATAATCACAATAGAGGAGTTTTATGCAAAGTAATAAATTAGTTTCAGTCTTTGGCTCAATGTATGAGAAAACCGGCAAAATCATTCCGGCCGGCAAAGTATTAGAGGCCATTCGAACCGGTGGCACAATAAAAGAATTAATAGCCGATATTAGGCAATGCCAACAAAAAGAGGCCAAGACTAAACTTAAGCACCGGTTGCCGGCTATACGTTTTAGTGGAACGTTTGAAACAAACACCGATAATTCCTTAAAAGAACATTCCGGCTTAGCTATATTAGATTTTGACCACGTTGAAGATTTGGCCCAAAAGAAAGCCGAACTAATGGCCCTACCGTTTATTTATTCAATTTTTATTTCACCAAGCGGAGATGGCATAAAGGCCATTGCAGTAATTAAGGATGGCAAAAAGCATCGGGAGAATTATTCGGCTTTAATTCAAGAAATACCAAAACTTGATGAAAAGAATATAAACCCATCCCGGATATGTTTTGCAAGTTATGACCCGGACATTTACATAAACGAAAACGCAACAACCTATAATAAGGTGGCCGAACCGGTACAAGTTAAAAATGAAATACCGGTAACAGAAAGCACTGAAATATTTATGAAACTTGAAAAGTGGTTAGCCGGCCGGATGGACACGTTTACCTCTGGGAACCGAAACGCTTATATTTTCAAATTGGCTTCCGGATGCTGCCGGGCCGGAATAGATAAAAACGATGCTTACTATTTGATAAGGGCTCAATACCTAACCTCAAATACAGACTTTAAAGTCCGGGAAATGGAACAGGCTATTGACAGCGCATACAAAAGAAGCCAATTTGCATCTGCTGTATTTACTAAAAACGAATTTGTAAATAAAACCGGTGGCCCGGTTGAATTACCGGAAAATGTAGAAGATATTGAGGATATAATTATTGGCTATGATGTTATGGCCGGAGCCTTAGACCTTTATGACGATGGGTTTAAGACAGCAGAAGAAACCGGGATCCAAGAACTAAACGAACATTTTAGACTAAAAAAAGGCGAATTAAACGTTTTGACCGGCATAGGTAACGATGGAAAAAGTACCTTTTGGAATTACCTAATGATAAACAAAACAGTAAAGGATGGTACTAAGTGGGCCATATTTTCACCTGAAAGCGACCCGGCCGAAGAGTTTTATTTTGAGTTGGCCGAAATATTATTGGGCCAAGATTGCCTAAAAGAAAACCCGGCCCGGCCAAGTCGAGAAGATTTTATAAAAGCCTACAATTTTGTTTGTGAGCATTTCTTTTATGTTTACCCTAAGAATATTTCACCCACACCGGAATACATAAAGGAGTTGTTTTTAAAATTGATTATAACAAAAAAAGCCGAGGGCGTAGTTATTGACCCATTCAACCAAATGAGTAATGACTATTCGACATCCGGTGGCCGGGATGACCGGTATCTTGAAACATTTTTAGCAGACTGTAAAAGGTTTGCTCAACAAAATAGTGTTTACTTTACTATTGTGGCCCACCCTAAAACATTGCGAAAAGATGCTAATGCCGGTTACGCTTGCCCGGATGTATTTGATATTGCCGGTGGCGGTATGTGGAATAATAAATGTGATAATGTTTTGGTTTATTACCGGCCCGAAAGACATAAGGATTTATCAAGCCCCGTAAGCGAATTACATATAAAAAAGATAAAAAAGCAAAAAGCAGTTGGTCGGCCCGGAATGATAACAATGAATTACATACGTAGAAGAAGAGGATATGACTTTAGTCATCCGGCCATTGAAAATATGAAATTTGACAGCCGGGAGAAAAAATATGTAGATTTTGTAGATAAAATAAAATCAATGCCTGCACCGGCAGCGGTTGAATACGTAAACAAAAGAATAGAAAGCAAGGGAAGCGAGAAAGACTTTGAAGATGAAAAAGAGCCATTTGATTATTTTTAGGCAGCGAAAAAGATTTTACAGATTTTTAAAACCAAAAACAAATAAATATGAAAACACTAACACCTAACACAATTTTAAAGCAAGCCGATAAGACATTTACGGCAGTAGAAGTAGATGGCAATATTATTTGGATAGACAAAAAAGAATTTGCAGATGAAACAATAGCCCAAACCTCGCCAATACTTAAAGACATACCAGTAATATCATTTGATAGTTATGTTAAAAGACTATCTTTAAATATTGGAAAGGAAAAATATATTGGAGGAAACTATGATTTTGAAAATGGAGTAAGAGTAGGGTATAAATCCAACCCTGCTAAATGGACAGATGAAGATATGGAAAGAGCAATTGAAATGGCAAGAAAATTTCCATACGTTAAAAAAGGCGAAATCACTTACGATTTAACGGCAAAAGAAATAATAAACAATCTCTCTGAAATATCAGTAATAGAAGTAGATAATGATTTTAACGTAATTACAATAAAATAACTAAATTTACACCATGAGCGAAAAAATAAGAATAGGAAACGGAACTAAGAAAAGCGACAAATGGCTTAAGAGTTCAATATGCTTAACCGATATACCAAAAGAGAATACCTTTGAGTACAACGGAAAAACTTATGTAAAGGTAGATATTAACATTTTTGATAAGCCTAACAAGTTTGGCAAAGATGTAAGCATTTCAATTGATGAGTATAAGCCCGAAGAAAAGCAATACAGCGCGCCTGCTGAAAGAAAAACGGCAGGCGATACGATTGCAAGGAAAGTTCAAGAAAGTGATTTAGAAGCCGCTAATGACGATTTTAATCTTCCTTTTTAATGAGAAAAGACACTAACCACGCTAAAACAAGTTTTGGCAAAAGAAAAGGCGGTAAAGCTAAAAAAAGATATTCGCCAAAGGATAAGCAAGTTAAAAAAAGCGTAGGGCAAGGATAAAATAATTATATTTGAATTACAAAAAACAAAAACAATGGAAAAAACATTAGGAGTTATCAGACACGTACTTACATTTGTAGGCGGTATATTAGTTTCACAAGGCTTATTAAGCGAAGGATTGACTTCAGAAATCATTGGCGGTGTACTAACAATCGCTGGAACTGTATGGAGTATTGTTGCTAAGTTTAAGAAGTAACTTTGCACAATAAAAAATAATTTCTATCTTGCATTCGCATTTTAGCGGGTGCTGAAGAAACTAAAGTGGTAGGACTTTACCACATAAAAGCCTTGACAAGCCCGCTAACTTGTTAGGGTTTTTTGCTTTTTAGCCCTTTACAAAGCAACGGAGAGGTTGTATAAGAGCATCGGAGTAGTGGTTTGGCTAAAAACGTTTACAGCTACTCTTAAAGCGTTATAAATGGGACTATGCAAAGCGCAACGGTGGTGCGAAAGTTACGAGCCGTAAGACATAGATGCAAGTTGAATATTGCAGACAGTGGGTAACAAGTAATCGGTAATCAACGACACGATTAACACTAAAGACGAGAGGCTCATTTCGACAAGCTAATTAAGTCTAAAGTGGTGCAACCAACTACTAATTAACTTTAGTAGGGGGACTTGCTATCACTTTAACTCAAGGTCTATTTCTCTAAGCTAATAATAAAAGAAAAAAGTATTAACTTTGAATATCGTTAAATACGGAAAAATACGAAAGTATGCCAAAGTTTGAAAAAGGAAATCCTGGCAAACCAAAAGGTGCAAAAAATAAACTAACTATTTCGGTTAAAGAAACAGTCATGTCTGCATTTGAAGATATGCAAAACGACCCAAAAGCAAACATTGTAACATGGGGCAAAGCAAATCCAACTGAATTTTATAAGTTGGCAGCTAAATTAATACCTACTGAAATAAATGCAAATTTAGAAATATCAAAAGCAGATTTACCTCCATTTATGCGAGCCAATGCAAAGCAATCCTAACTTTGAGTATTTACATGAAAGAGTAGAAAACCAACGCATAACCTTATTACAAGGTGGTACACGTTCGGGCAAGACTTATTCTACTATTTTATTTCTAATTGATTACAGCCTATTGTATTCGGGCATGGAAATAGATATTGTAAGAGATACCTTTACAGCCTTAAAGTCAACCGCATGGAAAGATTTTAAAGACGTGCTAATGTCTTGTAATCTATACAACGAAAAGTACCACAACAAAACAGACCACCAATACGAATTAAACGGAAATATTATAAGCTATTATGGTGCGGACACTCCAGATAAAATACATGGCAGAAGTAGAGATATACTTTGGGTAAACGAAGCACATCAGTTCCCTGCCGAAACAATAGACCAATTATTCCCAAGAACAAGGCATAAGATAATAGCCGACTACAACCCTGCATTGGGGTTAGAGCATTGGTTAGATACTTACATAGACCAATACCCACCTTGCATTACTACCTATAAAGACAATCCACATTTAACCGAAGCACAAATACAAGACATTGAAAGCAGAAAGAACAATCAATATTGGTGGCAGGTGTACGGAAGCGGACAAAGGGCAAATCGTGAGGGCGCAATCTTTACTAATTGGATAACAGGCGACTTTGACAATTCATTACCTTATTGTTACGGTCAAGATTATGGATTTAGTGTTGACCCAACAACTTTAGTAAGGGTAGCGGTAGATAAGAAAAATAAAAAGATTTACGTAGATGAATGTTTTTATAACAAGAACCAATTAGGAACAGACACCATTTTTCAGCTAAACAAATCACACTTATTAAAGGCTAATGATTTAATAATAGCTGATAGTGCCGAACCAAGATTGATTGATGAACTAAGGCGCAAGGGTTTGAATATTCGAGGGGCTATCAAAGGTCAAGGCAGTGTAACGGCAGGCATAAGCCAAATGCAAGACTATCAGATTATAGTAACGGAACGGTCAAGTAATACAAGAAAAGAGATATCTAATTATTGTTGGTCAGATAAGAGGGCAGGCATACCGATTGATGACTATAATCACATTTTAGATGCGATTAGGTATGCCGTTTCTAACTTAAGTAATAATGTAGTAAATTCACCAATACAAAACGTTAAACGAATAAACCATGATGCAGCTTAGTATTAATGGAAAGATTTATAATGTACCTACCAACTTCGATGAAGTAAGCTATAAAGACTATTGCAGGTTATTGACAACAGAAAACACAGCAGAAAAAATAAACATACTCACTGAAATCCCAATTGAAACCATAAACGAATTATCAATATCAGATATTCACTTTATTACTGAATGCCTTATGTTTGCTGATATTCTTTTTGTCGCTCAAAATTATGCCGGCTTAAGTGAACCTTTACACATTGACATAGGGGCTTCAACCTATGGACAATTAGAAGTAGCAAGACAAAACATAGTATCTAAGGGGTGGCTAAGAGCAGGTAATGAAGTAATGCAAGCCTACAACTTAATCGAAGTTAATGATATGATGATACCTTTAGGAATGTCATATCTAAACGACATTTACGGAAAGATAAACACATTCTTAGAAAAGTATAAAAAACTATTTGAGGGCGAACCTGATTTAGAAGAGGAGTTAGCAGGTGCGGAAGTGTTCGCCAAGTTTGGAAGTTTCCCGACTGTAGATAAATTAGCAATTGTTTATGGCATAACACACGATGAAGTGTTAAAGATGCCTGCCGAAATAGTTTATACTAAGTTGTTGTATGAGCATGAGAAAAACGAATTTGAAACCAAGCTACATAAAATAAAGTCAAAAAGTGTTTAAGCAGCTATTAGATAATATCGGTAATAACTTAGTAACAAGGTTAAAGTTTAACATAACCCAAGTTAACTATAATGGCTTTGCTCCAGCTAACAACACAGGCAAATTAGCTAATAGCATCAAGTACAATGCAACTGAATTTAGGTTAACAGTAGTTGGTGAAGATTATATCTATAATGTTTCAGAAGGGCGTAAAGCAGGTAAATATCCACCTTACAATCCAAACGATACTAGGTATGGTTACAAGGTTAAAGGCGTAAACAAAGGCAAGCCAAGAGGCACGTTCCCCAATATAGCCGATTGGTTAAGTACAAAGCAATCAGCACGTTCAAGGTTTAACTATGACAGCAAAAGTGATAGCGAAAAAGCAGGTTTAGTATTTATGGTAGCCAAAGGCATAGCACAAAAAGGAACGGTAATAGCCCAAAAAGGTGGTAGCGATATGCTGCAAAGTGCATTCACAGAAGCAGAAAAAGAATTAGTAATGGCACAATTAAACAATATATTTGTAGCAGAAGTAAAAACAATATTGAATGGCAAGCCTTAACACTTATTTAGATAACATACAATATCCTAATGTGTGGAGTGCTGCTCACTATCCTATAATATTCACAGCCGAACCACAAACACGAACTAATGTATTGATAGATAATTCAGCAGGTTACGCTAGGCTAACATTTAGTTCAGCGTTTACCCTGCCTTTAAATGCAGGTGCATTAATTTATATTAGCGATGGAGCGTATAAAGGCTTTCATTTAATTAAAAGCGTAAACACTACCATACAAGTAGTTTTAGAAACTTTGTACACCGTAAACGACAACACAGCATATGATGTTAATTATTGCCCTACATTAAACTTTACACTATACAAAGGGTATGAGACAACCGAAGAGTTCCCCACTGAATTACCTTTAACTGAAGTAGCCAGTTTTAAAGTAGAAATAAACACCAAGACAATTAGTTATCGTTGGGACGTTTCGGGCTATCTTAAATCTATCTTTACCATTCAGCCACCAACTGAAGGTATTGATTTTAATATGTTTAATAGATGGCGGTTGTACTTCTTAGGTGAGGACATGGGACATTATCAGGTAGCCAATGCTTCAATTCCTCAATCCGATTTTAACGAGTTTTACGTAAACACAGGCAAGATACTTAATTCACAAAATGCAATAGTCTTTAGTTGTGGTAAAACCATCTACTCTAAGTTACAAAATAACGTAATAGTAAATGAAATAGTTGAAGATGCAGAAAGTGAACCAGAATTTACATTACAGTTTAACAATCAATTTAAAATACAGATATGATAAAGACAAACGGACAACTGTTAGCTGAAATAGCAGCACTACCAGACCCAATAGACCGAACCTCACTTACTAACCTATTAACTAATATTGTTGACAGTATGGTGAGCCAAGAAAGCGGTGTAACGTATGGTAAACAGATTTTACTAAAGGCTAATGGTAACACTAATATAGACACGCCACAGTCTAATGATGGAACTATTAAAATGAATAATGAAGGAGTTGTAACAACCTCAATAGTATAATGGCACTTTACAAGTCATATCAATTATGTCAAGGTGACATTGTACAGGAAGCATTGCCAACAGGTAATCCAGTTGTAACTACTTACATTAATTTTGTAGGTGTGCCTTCATTTGTGATATTGGAAAACGGAGCAGCACCCGGCACATATTCGGGGTGGGAAATAAACACCAACACGGCAACCAATGGCAGTTATTCGTTTAGCTTTCAAGAAACAACGGTAACAGGCAACATTCAATGGCAGGTTAATATAGTAGTAGGTCAATGCGGAACTGTGAACTATACTTCATGCTGCAATAATCAAATTAACTTAGCGTGGTTAAATAGACAAGGCGGGTGGCAAAATTATATCTTTACCGGTATTAAAACCTTTGAAGTACAGCAGAATAGCAGCGACTTATTTAAGACCTTTAATAAGGTTGCTAAGTACAGCGAAAAAACAAACGTGTACAATGCAGTAATAGCTACAACAGGAAACATACCGAAAAGCCATGTAGATTATTTAGATGGTCTAAGATATTCGATACAAGCGTTTATGTTTAACGAGGTTACTCACGCCTTTGATATTCCGATAGTATTAGATAGCGAAGATTTCACCAAGTACACGTCAAGACAAAAACTATTTGACATAACAATTAGATTTATTTATTCAACAGAGTTAGTAATTCAATCTCAATAATGGCATTTGTAGAGTTATATATCGAAGATGAACTAATGGAATTGGGCGAAGTTGAAATCCAAACGGACTACTCTATTGCAGAAATTGGAAACTTTGAAACACGTAACGGATTTAGAGGCATTGACTTTGATTTACCACCTACCGCAAAAAATAAAGCAGTATTAAATAATCCACAAGAAGTAAATAACTTATCGGTTAGACCTTATAGAACATTAAAAGCAAGGTTATATGTAAACGGCATAGACCAATTAATAAGATTTTGCAGTATTGAAAACACTAAAGACAATATCAATGTTAGATTATTTGGAGGAAACACTACGTTTTTTGAAGCCATCAAGAAAAAAGAATTAACAGAAACCGACTTAACACCATTTAATCACAACTACACACTAAGCAATATCATTGCAAGTAGAATAAATACTAATCAATACGTTTATGCTTTAATAGATTTCCACGCTGACAGCCCTAACTTCATAATGAATAACAATAATATTTATGATGTTAGGTACACATTACCGATTTTTTCAGTAACACAACTATTAATAGCTATTTGTGCCGGCGCAGGTTATGGTATTCAAAACAATATCTTTTTATCTGATTTACAATATCAGTCAGCAGAATTAATGCTTCCGATAATTACTAAAGACTATTCTAAGACGATTAACACACGATTTAACTTAGATGCAGAAAATACAGTAGCAGAAGCACCGGTAACGGTATTAGCTGGAGTAGTAACAATAGACGTAGTATTTCCGAACTATGATACTATCATTTACGATAATGACAACAGGGTAGCAAGTGAAACACTTAACTTTCAGATTAGCGGTGGCACACCAATAACAAGAACATTAAACGTTTACAACGTTGCAGCAACAGGCTTTTATAACTTTGAGTTAGATGTTAATGTAAAATACGTAGGAACACCTTTATTTACTGTAGCAATCTGTAAAGTTCAAGGCGGTGTGTTAACTGTGTTAAAACAAAAGGAAATTACTTTGCCCTCGGTAGTAAGTATCACCGATTACACTATAACTTATAAAGATAAATTTGAAGCCTACCAAAACGACAAAGTAATTGTAATGGTTTATGTGGCTTCATCATTGGGCGGGTTTATTCAAGTAAATAATTCACAACTAAATATCATACCTAACAGCCTTAGAATAGAGTATGGCGAGTTTATGTACATTCAGTACCTATTACCAAAATTAAAGCAATCAGAACTATTCAAGGCATATCTACAAATGTATTGCGGGCTTGTTCAAGTAAACGAATTTACCAAGCTAGTACAAATAAATAAGTTTGATGATATACTTGCTAACATCGGTAATGCCTACGATTGGAGCGATAAGTTAGACTATTCAGAAAACACTGAGATTGATTACGAGTTAGATGGATATGCTCAAAACAATTTACTACTTTATGAGGACGATGACAGCGTAATTAAGCCATTAGGTACAGATGGAAGCATAACTATTGATGATGAAACCTTAGAGCAAGAAAACGAACTTATTGTACTTCCGTTTGCAGCCACCGAACAAGTGGAACGTTTGGGAAATTTGGAAATCTCACAAATAAAACTGTTTACCACAAGCGATGACAGCCCACCCGAAACCGAACTAAGCGAAGATGTTGAACCACGAATACTATTGTTAGAAAGAATAAGCGGGGACGTAGATTATACCGATGGCACAACAACAACAACTGTTACTACTAATTTACCGATAACGTGGTTTATAAGAACCGATAAAACTTACAACTTAGGATTTGACAACAACCTTAAAGAAAGCTACTACAACCTCTTAGAAGGTGCTTTAGATAAGACTAAGATTATAAACGAAAGCATAAGGCTAACACCTTTGGACATTGAAACCATAGATTTTTTACGACCTGTATATTTAGATAAACATAATTCTTACTTTTATATCAGTAAGATTACAGGCTATGACTGTACGAATACATTAAGCACACAAGTTGAATTAGTTAAAATAAAATAGATGGCAGAGGTAGTAATATTTGATATAGACATTAAAGGAGCGGTAGATAAGCTAGTACAAATACGTGCGGATATAAATGCGTATAAAGAACAGCAGAAACAACTAACGGAGGAAGTAAAAAAAGGCAACCAAGAAGCAGCCAGAAGCTATGAGGCCAACCAAGTAGTAATTAAAAACTTAGCCAACGAACAAAGGGTATTAAGTAGGGCGGTAGAGGGTTATTCAGCAGTACAAAAAAGCGCAACCGATACAAGTAATTTTTACAATAACTCTATTCAGCAAAATAGAGATTTACTAAAGCAGTTAACGGCAGAATATATCAACTTAAAAAAGCCTACTACAGAACAAACCGAACAAATCCGTAAACTATCAGACCAATTAAAAGAGCAAGAAAGCGCAATAGGCAATAATGTTAGGAATGTTGGTAACTATCAAGGTGCTTTAAAAAATGCAGTAAGTGAAATAAACATATTCGGTGTATCATTAGGCACGTTAGAAACTACATTTAATGGTTATAATGATGCTTTAAAAGATGCAAAAACACAATTAGCAGCCTACATAACAGGGCAAAAAGCAGCCGATGGAGCAACTAAGTTATCCATAATATCTACAGGCGGGTTATCGGCAGCAATGAACGTGCTTAAATTGGCTTTAATTTCAACCGGTATAGGTGCGTTTGTGGTATTGTTGGGTTCACTTATAGCAGCATTAGCTACAACTGAAAAAGGTGTGGACTTATTAGAAGATGCGTTTGCAAATATATCAGGAGTTGTAAAGTCATTATTTGGCGAAGCGCAAAAGTTAGGAGTGCAATTAATTGACATATTTAGCAACCCGAAAAAAGCTATTAAAGACTTAGTAGATTTCTTGCAAGGCAACTTATTAAATCGCTTAAAATCATTTGGAGTTATCCTTGATGGAATATTAGAAGGGGACACTAAAAAGATTACAAACGGAGTAGCCCAATTAGCAACAGGCGTAGAAAACTTAACAGATAAATTAGAAAACAGCGCAAAAGCAGCAGGGAAATTCTTAACCGATGCAGCTAAAAAAGGTCAAGAAATAATAAACATTCAAAGAGAAATAGAAGATTTAGAAGGTGCAATAAATAAACGCAGAGCAGAATTTGAAAGCAGAGAAAAAGAGTTATTAATTATTGCCAAGTCTGTTAAATCAACAGCACAAGAAAGAAAGAAAGCAACCGATGAAATATTGGCAAACACTGCTAAACTTCAAAAGTTAGAAGAAGATATTATAAGTAAAAAGATACAAGAACTAAAACTTACGCAATCTCAAAACATAACAGACAGAGAGGGAAATAAGGAGCTACAAGACCTAGAAGCGCAATTAATTAAAGTTCGAGATGCTGGAAAAGATAAACAATTGCAATTGATTAAGTTGCTGAATAAAGAAAGTAAAGAACAACTACAAAATATTAAAAAAACCATACCAATAGTTGAGCAACAAATAGAAGGATATGATGATTTTGAAAATAAAATAAAAAGCATTGAAAAACAATCTATTGACACACAAAAAGAATTAGAAAAATTATTACAAACTATTTATGAACCTGAAGAATTCTTTGAAGAAGACCAAGATGTATTTGATAAAGTATTAAGCAACATAGATAAATTCAAAGCAGGAGTAATAGATAGCATAAGTGAAGAAGATGTAATTGCTCAAATAACAGGGTTAGATGAAAAAGGTGTAGAAAATGTAATAGGTTCAGTACAAGTAATTACAGGAGCATTAGAAGGCTTAAACGGCTTAGTAACACAAAACATTGCAAACAGACAAAACGAATTGCAGAATGCTTTAAAAGCAGGTGAGATATCAGAAGAAGAGTTTTATAAAAAATCAGAACAATTAGCATTAAGAGAATTTAATACACAAAAGTCATTTAATATTGTTAAGGCAACAATGGACACGATTACAGGTGCTATATCTGCTTATGCAAATACACCAGGAGGACCCGTTATAAAAGGAGTTGCAGCAGGTGTAGCAACAGCATTTGGGTTAGCACAGGTAGCAGCAATATCAAGGCAAGAACCACCTAAATTTGAAGAGGGTGGTGCAATTGATATAGATGGTAAATCTCATAGTCAAGGCGGTGAGAATGTATTTGTAGGTAATAGATTAGTAGCTAATGTAGAAGGTGGGGAAGGCTTATTTGTAATGAAGAAAAACGCTTATCAAGCAATAAATAAATTCTCAAACATAAACAAGGCATTTGGCGGTAATGCGTGGACAACAACAGGTACGCACTTAGCTAATGGTGGCGCAATCAATACTAATGTAGGCATGAGCGGAAGTGTTGCAGTAGTAAACGAAAACATAAGATTACAAAGGGCTTTAAATAATTCACTAATTAATTTACCCGCTCCAGAACTATCAATAGTTGAATACGAAAAAAAGACCGCAAAAAGAAATAGGTCTATAAGAATTAGTGAGATTTAGCCAAAAGGATTTCCTTTTTCAATTATTTTACCCTCTTTAATTTGGTAATCAAATAAAGAAGGATTTATAAAATCAAGATTTGTTTCTTTATTTTCAGAAGCAATGAATAATAATTCTTCAAAATTAAATTTTTCCTTTTTAGCTAAATCATATACACGTGGCATTTGATTTAGGTTAAATGTAAATTCAGTTGAAGTATTAGGCGTAACAGTTTCGCCATTTAAATCAAAATAAAGAAACACATCTACTAGGTATTTTTTAGTTGTGTGTGTTGTATCAATTAATTCAATTTTAATTATTTCTGCTTGTACGTTCATAATGTTACTTCTTATTTTGCAAAAACTGATTATACCTATGCTCATTAATATTCTGCATGGCTTTATTAACTAAATATCTTAGGGCTTCTGCTTCCCCCATGCTTTCGTCTTGTTGAAAAAATAAAAACCTCCGTAGCGTTTCGCCCTTCAAAGTGGTCATTACACGCTTCTTATAAAGTTTGTGCTGCATATTGCTGTAAATATAAACATAACCATCGAAATAATATAATTTTTGTTTCGTGAAGTTAAAAGTAAACATAGACGGGTATATTGGTAAAGAGGGATTTAATCTTTCTAAGCTAAAATCTATTATAGAAAACAATAATGAAGCATCTGAAATTCATTTTAATATCAATTCAGAGGGCGGAGATGTATTTGAGGGTTGGGCAATTCACGATTATATTAAATCAATTTCAAAAGAAAAGAAAGTTACAGCCAAAGTAGAGGGCGTTGTTGCTTCAATTACAACAATAATCTTGGGTGCAATTGATAAAGACAATGTAACAGCTTCTAAAAATGCAAGCGGTTATATCCATAACCCAATATGGACACCTAATTCCCCAACACCATTAGAAGCGAAGGAATTAGAACAGCTTTCATCTAGGCTAAAAGTAGAGCAAGATAAGATTTACAACTTCTATACAAGCTGGTTAACGGCTACTAAAGAGGAAATATTAGCACTAATGGAAAGTGCAGTCAAGCTAACAGCCGAAAAGATGCTATCACTTGGAATGATTGGCAGCATTGAAGATAGTATGAGTTTAAATTTTAGAAACGAGTTACCAATTAAAGCACAAATAAACATTGAAAACATGAAAGAATTTACACAAGAACAACAGTCATGGTTAGAGAGAAAGTTTTCTAACATCAAAGCCCTATTATTAGGCAGCATTAAGAACATGGTAGTTAAACTACAAGGTGGCAAAGAGGTATTTGTATTTACCGAAGATGGCGATTTAATGGGTAAGCGAGTAGTAACCGTTGAGAATGGCGAACCTACAGAAGTAGCACCTGAAAATGGCGAACACGCAACAGAAGATGGCAGAGTAATAGTTGTTGCTGATGGCGTGGTAACAGAAGTAAAAGAAGCAGCAGATGTTGAAGCAGCTAAGAAAAAAGAAGAAGAGTTAATGAATAAGGTAACAGCCTTAGAAACTCAATTAGCCGAAATGACAGCTAAGTTAACAGAAGCAGAAACATTAAAAGCACAAGCCGAAACCAATATCATAAACGCACAAAAAGAGTTTGACAACTTCAAAGCGCAATTATTGACAGGCAAAATAGAAGAGTTTCAAGACTTTTCAAAAGGTGCTGCACCACAAAAAACATTAACAGAAAAAGCATTAGAATTTCGTAACAAACAAAAACAAAAATAGAAATGGCAAATTTAATCGTTAGCGTACCAACGCAAGAAACCGCAGAATATGACTTATATCTTAAGCCATATTTGAACGACCCGCAAATTCAATCGTTACCGTTTGATTTCATGGTGGGAGCATTTAAAAACAGAGAATTGTACTTCAACACACAATTAGATAAAATTGCAAGTAAGAAAGTAGCTTGTGGTTGGAACTTTGTGGGTGGTACTAACTTCGCTAAGAAAACACTTAGCCCTGTTGAAATTGAAGCAGCAACAGAACAATGTTACATACCGTTAATCAATACCATTTTTGCAGATGGTTTGCCGACAGGTTGGCAGCGTGGCGAATTAAGCCCAGAGGTTGTTAGCTACATGGCTGATATGCGTGGTTATGCTTTTAACAGAGATATGTTAACCATTGCGTTCTTAGGTGATGAAGCTAGTTCAAACCCTTACTATGCTATTAAAGATGGTATTTATAAGAAGTTAAAAGCGGGTTCAGTAACTCCATCATTTACTGGTGATGACTTAGTAGTAGATGCAGGCGCATTAAATGCGACTAACTTGAATGCTACTAATTTCTTTACTACTATGAAAGCGGTTTATGATGCTCAACCACGTTTGTTAAGAAACGTTCCTAAAGCTAATAAAGCGTGGATATGGACTGAAAGCGTTTATGACTTATACCTTAACTATTTGTATGTAACCACTCAAACAAATGCGGGTGTAATTCAACGTGAAAGCATCACTGATGGCTTAGATGCAGCACAGTTCTTAGGTATTCCAATTGTAGTTGTGCCGATTGTAGATGAGAGATTAGAAGAGGACTTTACTCAATCAGGTATTACTGAAGACCCTTACAGAGTAATTTTAACAGAACCTTCTAACCATAAGATTTTGATGGATGCAGATGGCATCTTGAAAACTAACTCATGGTATGAGAAGAAAGACGATAAGTATTACATGGCAGGTTCTTGTTTGTTCGACTACGAATTTGGGTACGGAGCATTAAACGTTATCGCAGGATTTTAATTACAAGGGGGTGTAACAGCCCCCATAAATTTTATAAAACATGGCAACTTGTATTGAATTAATAAGAGGGGTAGACCCTTCATGTGCAGCCTTAAACAAAGTAGGCGGTATAGATAAAAGAGTATGGATAGGACAACTATCTATGTTAGATGAAGACGCAAAATACACTACCGATGTAAACGGATATGTAGATAGCTTAAATTTAACAGCAGTTGCTTCTATACCTTATACGCTTAAAAAGTTTATAGGAAAGAAATCTAAGCATTCAACAACGAATGAAGTAGTGCCTGGCGAAAACGTTAATACCGTTAACCAATCAACTATCTTGGCTTTGTATTATTCTACCCCAACTGAAAGAGAAGCAATTGAAAGTTTGATTAATGCAGATGACGTATTTGTGGCGGTTCAGGGTCAGTATGGTGGAATTGAGGTTTACGGCTTAGACTTTGGGTTAAACTGTTCAGCAGGTACAGGCGGACTAGGTGCGTTGTTAAACGACAACACAGCGTTTGTTGTAACTTTAAGCGGTGAACAATTAGGTTTACCAAAGCAGATGTTAGTTAACGGAACGCTTGCAAATACGATCACTTATTTAAACGGTATTTCTCAATAAGAAAAATTTAGTTAAATTCGTAGGGCAATCATAAACGGTTGCCCTTTTTTTATGTACCTAAGTCAAGAACAAAAGAAAGAACTAGCTATTAAGATAAGGGCTGAAATAAACAACAGAGTATTTAGGGATATACACTCCAACGAATTAAAATCTTGGTACAAACAAATCTTTGCAAAAGACTTTAAAAACAATTGCGGTGCTTGTGAAATGGAAGCCCATTACGATATACTAAAATTTATTAGACACAATGAAAATGCTTAGTGAAATAGCAGTTAAACACGAAACCGACAAAGGGTTACAACATCATGGTTACACTGAAATTTACGACAAATACTTTCGTGAGTTCATAGATAAAGGAATAACGATGTTAGAAATAGGAGTAGGGGGTTATCATTTTACCAATAGAGGTGGTGGTAGTTTAAATATGTGGGCTGAATACTTTGATAATGCCCGAATAATTGGAGTTGATTTATACGATAAAAGCGCAATTAAAAAAGACGATAGAGTAGAGTTACATAAGTTTAGCCAAGACGATGGCATGGCTTTTTACAATCTCTTTCAGCAAGGTGTGCCAGATATTGTAATTGACGATGCAAGCCACATAAACGACTTAACTATACAGACATTTAAGATAGTTTTCCCATATTTAAAAGAAGGTGCAATTTATGTTGTAGAAGATACACATACAAGTTATTGGAAAGAGAATTTTAGAGGCACAACCGATTTAGAAAGCAAAGAAACTGCAATAGGATTTTTTAGACATCAACTACACAGCCTACAAATAGAAAGCGGAGTAGAAAACTACTTTGGAATTAAGTCAATACATTTTTACCCTAAACAAATATTTATATTCAAATGATTTCAGAAACAGGAGTTTGGAGCGAAGAAGAACAACACGCTCATATTTTTAGCTATAATATTGCAAGGTTTGTGGCTTCACTTATAAAAACAGACCCAATAGATAGAATGATTTACGACATAGGGTGCGGTAATGGTAAATACTTACAATACTTTGCCGATGTAACAATTTTAGCATGGGGATTTGATGGTTTTTGCCCTAAAAATTTGTATTCTAACATTAATCAACATGACTTAACCACGCCTTTAAAATTAGAATTTTGTGCTAATATTTTGTGCCTTGAAGTTTGGGAACACATACCTGCTGAATATGAGGACGTGTTTGTAGATAACTTAGTGAATAATCTTAAAGGATATTTAATTTTATCGGTAGCTGTTGAAGGTCAAGAGGGTTTAGGACACGTTAATTGTAGGAGTAACGAATATGTTATTAATAAGTTACAAGAAAAAGGGTTAACCTATTTGCCGGAACTAACTGAACAAATAAGAAAAGAACCCGAACCCTACGTAAGTTATTTTAGAAACACCTTAATGATATTTCAAAAATGATAACATTTAGTAAGTTAGGTAAGCATGGTAACTTAGGTAATCAGTTATTCCAAATTGCCTCATTGATGGGTTTGGGAAAATGGTTTAATCATAAAGTCGTTATACCTAAATGGCAGTACCGTGAATACTTTGAAGGCTTGCCCGAACAAATAAACATAACTGGCAAGGTTATTAATGAAGTAAATTATCATTATGACCTTAATCAGTTTAAAGAATTATACAATGATGGCAATTATGATATACTAGGGTGGTTGCAAAGTGAAGGATATTTTTATGAAAGATTATTTACACTAAAAGGCATTCAAAAGAATAATAAAATAGGCATATCGGTAAGGCGTGGAGACTATGTTGACAACCCAAACTATGTGCTTTTAGAAATCAATTACTACTTAAACGCTTTAATTAAATTAGGAATTGAACGTGAAGTAAATATTTACACCGATGATTTTGAATACTGTAAAATACACTTTGAAGGATTGCCTAATGTAACATTTATACAAGGTAGCCCTATTGAACAGCTTATCTCAATGGCTTCATGTCAAGACGTTATAATAGCAAATAGTACGTTTAGTTGGTGGGGCGCATATCTAGGTAATTG